ATTTGTGTGCAGTTTTTAAAGTACCCAACCGCATCCAGTTTTTCAAATGAACCCATTAATTAAACTATACTTGCTTTCACTTGAAATGATTCCTTTGTTGGATGATGTTGAAATAAATGGTGTGAAGGTTCAACGCGATATTAAACGTGTGTCACGTACCCTTGAAAGATTTGTTGTTGATGCTTGTGAACTTTTGGAGCAACAAGATACAAAGAATGAAATCCATGATAAGCTGGTGACAAATTTCAGTAGATTGATGGATAGTTTAACCGAAGAAAACATAGTTAATTTGTGATTTATTTATTATTGTTTATTTATTTATTCCAACCCACATCATCGTTTGATGGTGTGGCAAGGGGTAACACATTGGTTGATGCAGTGATGTATGTTGAATCACGCAATAATCCCAACGCATGGAACAAAGATGAAGATGCTTGTGGTGTTTTGCAGATAAGACCAATAATGATAAATGATGTGAATCGTATTTTAAAACGCAAACAATACACCTTAAATGATAGATGGAACAAAACAAAATCCATTGAAATATTTTATATAATACAAGAATACTATTCACCAAACGGAACACCTGAACGCATTGCACGTGTTTGGAATGGTGGACCAAATGGATACAAAAAACCACAAACACTTGCCTACTGGCATAAAGTAAAACAACAATTATGAAATACTACATTCTAACACTTGGATTTGCATTGATAGTTGCATCATTAATTATTAATGATTTAACACGCAATAAACAAGAAATTATTGAGCCGCCTATCCTAACCAATACCGATACTATTTATTTGCAATTGGATAGCTTGGAAAAACAACAAGATACAATCAAACTTATTTTATGAAAAAGAAATATCTAATTATCATATACTTCCTTCTACTGAACGCATTCGCTTATTCTCAAACCGCATTAATCGATGAAAAGACTGGTGATACTTTGGTTGTTATTACCCTCAATCAAATGGATGATATTTATGTTGAACTTATTCAAAAAGATTCTCTTGTTGCTCAAGCTAAAATAAACGCGTTTAAGGAACTTAAATACATCGAGTTAATAGATAGTACACGAACAAACTTTGAACGCACTCAACACGCTTTAAATGACCTAAATGAACGTTATGATGTTGTATTGACCAGCAACCAAAGACAAAAGAATAAACTTAAACGTTCACGACAATCATTAATCATTGCACTTGGTGTGATTGCTTTGCAGATTATTTTAAAATAAATGTGTAAACCTTGCCACCTGACCATGCTCTTTGTGGTGCAAAAATCCTTCGATCGCTTTTGGTGAATGCTGGTAGCCATTTCGATGATGCCAAGAATCCGTTCCACTTGGTGAACGCAATGATTCTATTGTGATACCCTGATAATCTTTGCTTGTCTTATGATGAACGTGATGGGTGTAGATGTACCGATGCTTTGTGTCCGCCCAATATTCTTTTGCCTCAACTGCCATCAACAATGGAAGGTCATTCATCTTTGCACCATCACCATGTGTTGTGCCAATTAAATTTTGACCATATTTATACATCTTCCGATGTGCAATTGAGCAATCAAAGGTCATGTTCTTGTTATTTCTGAACCACGTTTGAATGACATCCGCTAAAAAGAAACCACTTTGATAGTCATGGTTTGATGGATTGAATGTGAAGTGTACATCCGCCAATGGAAGCAACATTTCAAGAACATCAACATAAACTTGTTTTGCTTTTAAAAAGTTTGAATAGAACATTCCATCCGTATCTTGTGGAGTACCCGCACTCGTGGTTCTTTTGGGGCTATCGATGTGAAGTATATCGTTCCCACCAATGAAAAGTATTTGGTCTATATTATAACCACGTGATTTGTCAATGATACCTTGCACACCTTCCTTCACACGTTGAACTGCAATGTTAGTGTTATAGTCCTCACCAGTTTCAAATGCTTCACAAAGTTTGCCAATGTGTACATCCGCTGGATCAACAACCAGCAAATGACCATCTTGTATTTTGGTTCGTGTTAGTGGTGGATAGGTTGGAGCATAATCTTTTAAGTCATTGATTAGTTGTTCACGAATTTTATCATAATCAACTGCACCCTCAAAGTCAGGATTCTTAAAAAATAAACTTGTGTCTTTGGTTTTAACCCAACCATGTTTGACATTATGAGTTGGCACACCAGCCACTTCACAATATGTGTCAATCTTGGATTTTAAATTTAAGAAGTATTTTTTTACACTTAACTCTGATTTTCCAGTTAAGTCACCGATTCTTTTATAATAAGTATTACGTTGCTCATTATCAAATTGCGGATACTTGTTAAAGATGTCAATCCATTCATCCGAATAAATCCTTTTCATTTTGTACATTATATGATGGACACGCTTTGTTTGAAAACTCATTGTGTCCATGTATAGTAACATCCGGATAGCAACCTTTTAACTTTTTTACAAGTCTTATGATTGAATCCTTTTGTGCTTTTGTTCTTGTGTCTTGTGGTGTTTTGCCATCTGCTTCCACACCACCAACATATGCAATTCCTATTGAATATTTGTTTTGTCCTTTAGTGTGACTTCCCATCAATTCGATCGGTCTTCCAGCATGAATTCCACCTTTTATATCAATGATATAATGATAACCGACATCCGACCACCCACGATTCAAATGCCATCTTCGTATGGTATCAACGCTGATGTCATCCCCTTCACGTGTTGCAGTGCAATGAATAATTATCTTATGGATTGCCCTCATATTTGTTTCTTAACATCCTTGATCTTTGAAATCATTTGTTTGAATTTATCAATAAACGAATAACCTTTAACTGCAATAAATGATTCATCCATTGACTTAACTTCAATGCTTATCAAAGTTAATGCAGTGATTTTGGTTGCAAGAAACTCCACATCAACAACACTCATTGTTAATTCATTTATGATAAACACATCCGAACCATACACCATCATAATAGTTGTGATGTATGAAATTAGTTTTGGAACGAGTCCATTTCTAAATATTTTGGATGTGATTTTTTCGTTTAATTGTTTGGCTTTCCAAATGCCAAATGCAGTGTCAATAATGGTGCTTAAACTAATTAAAATTATAAGCGGTTTTATTGGTGCAAAAAATAATATGATGACTTTCAATATGGATGTCAAATATATTTTCATTCTTCTTCATCCGTTTCAGGAATCACACAAAATGTTGATTCAGGATATTTTTCACAGTAAGCCTTTAGATACAAGCCACTATCACCAGCGAAAGTATGAACGCCAGTAGGATCAGGCCATACTTCATAATCTTCTAAACTTTCAACATCTTCGTTTAATAACATATCAACGCTATACATAGTCGATAAGTCGGTGCATTCTGGCTCTTCACCCTCCGACCACGCTCGGCAAATGAAGCCAATCTCTACGATGGAATTCAGTTCTGGTATTAATGTTTCGTTCCCTTCCTCATCTTCAGAGTAAAGAGTTGGTCTAATGGCTGTCCATTGGGCATCTGTAAATTCGTATTTTTTAAAAATCATTTTTTTATGTTGTTAATGTTACTAATTCGCTATCTGTTAATGCGGTGTTGTAGTATTTTAATTCTTTGACTGTACCTCTAAAATTATTACCACCAATACCATCTGCAAATTCTATATTGTTTAATACACCTGAAGCATATAATGTTGGAGAATTTATTGTCCCAACCAAAGAGCCGTTTACATAAAACTTAATATCCGTAGAAGAATAACGTAGTGCATATTTAATGAAAGAAGTAAAAGGTGCATTTGATTTAGTAATTTCACTTTGATAAGTTCCCCCTACTCTCCACAAAAATTGCAATCCTGTACTACTTTGTCTTATTTCTAAACGATTATTGTTTGTTCCATCAGATACCGATGCAAAATAATTGTAGCTAAAGTTTGTTTCTAAAGATTTTTGCTCTCCATATATCGTTCCCTCACTTGAGTTTATCCTATCCGCAACGTTTGTTAATTCACACGCATCCTGATTCCTTGTAACGGATGAGCCTTGTGTTGGGATGTAGCTTGTGGCGTATGATGCGTTTAATTCAACTTGCGAACCATATACCTCTATCCCACTTGTTCCATCACCTTGAAATAAACCTTGAGTACTTGAATTTATTGCAGTTATACCGCAAGAAATTCTAAAATAACTTGCGAACGAACTTTGAGCTTGACCAATTAATTCACACTTATACCAACCATTTCCAAACAATTCTATTGATGCACTATGATTGTTAAAGTCACTTCCGTTTGAATTGTTGTAAATTACTAACCCTTGCTGTAAATCATATACTGCATATAACCTTGATGCTGAATTGCTAAGATATAAAAAATTATACCCACTTGCTTTCGCATAAACTGTATGCGTTATGTATTGACCGCTTGTTCTTACAAATCCCCCTTTATCTAAATATTTTTCTGTATTTGATGTTGATGGTACTATTTTAGTTCCACTTGTAATGCCTTCAGGACTTGTAACAGAATTGCCATTTATTGTGAATTGTGTGTTACTCCATAAAGTATAATCATTAGAATAATTAATTGCATTCGTCCTCTGTGGTTCCAAAATTAGTGAGCCATTGGAGTTGTCTTTGTAGTCAACGCGAGGCATATTTAACCTCGTTGTCGTTGGAAAGTATGTCTTTGCGGATGTGCCTTTGACGAGTTGAATGCCAAACAAATAGAACGCATCTCCTATAGATGAGTTTTGGTCGTTTTGACCTGAATTATATACATAAAAATAGTTCGTACCTGATGAAGCGGTTATTGTACCTGACAATCTATACCATCCATCTCCAACATCTTCTTTTGTCATACCAATAGAATTACTACCGAATATGCCATTTTGCACATCAAATTTCGTTATAGCACTTCCTATGTGGTAAAAGGATAACCATTGTTTATTTTTGTATTTAACATAAAAACTAAAAGTATAATCAGTTGAACCAATTAAGCTATATGATTTGTTCCAACCTTTATAAGTTCCGTTTGCAATTGTTGTTATAGTACTTGCATTTAGTTTACTTGTTGGGCTTGTAATTGTACCGAACGTTGTCGATGCACCTTGTAGTGAATTTGTGTAATCCTCGCTATACGATGCTAAATTATACGGCATCTCTTGGATATAGCCGTCTGAATCTGTATAAGTTCCAGTTGTGCTTCTTGAAAATGTGAAGTCTTGCTTATAGAATCTTTCACCCTCTTTATAGTATCCGAGTAGGTTGTCTGTCTTTCCAGCCCAGTTGCCGCCTCCTAATTGTATTGTTGGTTCTGCCATTATAATATTGTATATCCGTAGAATGTTGCTAAATTATTAAAACTCAAGTTTACTTGACCAGTCAAATCCGATAGCTCCTCATCACTTAACGCCTCATCAAAGACCATTAGTTGTTTTGTTTTGCCGTAGAAGTCATCTGCACTCGCACCATTATCAAATGATAAAGTACTTAATGTTCCACTTGAAAATGTGGTACCACTTGTAATTGTTGTACTTAATTGAATTCCATTTGCAAATAACTTAAATTCGTTTGCTTTGTAAGAATATGCTATTTTATTAAATGTGGTTAAATCTGATAAAGTTTCAGTAAAAAAACCTTGTAACGAACCATTATATACACCTACTTTGATAGTATTTGTCGTAACGCTATATTCTAATTGAACAAATTGAGTAGATGAACCATTATTAATTGTGATTCGTCTTTTAGTGCCATCATTAGCCAACGCTGCTATCTCTGCAAACAACACACCCTCTGTGCTATTAAAGGTAGCAGAAGTCCCAGCATTGTTGCAGACATCGGCGGTACGAGTTACTGTGCTTCCGTTTGTTGGGATGTATGATGTGGCGTAGCTGCCTTGTTCAAATTGTGCTCCGTACACATATATTGTGGCAGCATCATTGCACAATATTCTTGGGTAAGTACCACCACCAGTATGTGAATATCTTACCCATTGGTTTGTTATTGTAAATTCAGTTAAGTCTGCTGTTCCAGCACCTATACTTACATTTTGAGTTCCACTTTCTGTTTTTAAATATACAGACTGCGTATTTGTTCCACTTGCTGAAACAGATAACTCTATCCTTCCGATTGTAGTTCCATCGAAAACTAATTTAGAAGCGTTTTGAGTGCCATCTGGAGAAGTTGTAAAATTATCCGTTACAATAACGTTATTTATTGCATTCCATTGACTAAAATCTTCGCTATATGTTACCAAATTCGTTGATTGCGGTTCAAGTAATAAACACGCACAACTTGCCCCTCCGCTATAATCCAAGCGAGGAACATCGTTTTCAATTACTTCTTTGACTGAAACGTTGTCGATTGAGCCAATAAAGTTCCCATTTGAATTTCTAAAAACAAGGTCTGTTGATGTTGATGTTCGTGTTAAGGTGTATGATTGTGATTGTGATAAACCTAAAGTCCCCCCAAAAATAAGATATAAAGTACCACTTGTAATATTTAAATCAAATTTTATTTCATAAGTTTTTCCTACTTCAAGAATATTATCTTGCCTTAAATTTCTTGTACCACTACCACTATTATCACTGTTAGCAGTTCCACCACTTATTGTCCAACCTACACCTTTTGTCCAATCACTATCCGTAGCAAAATCCCCATTAGTTATTAACTCACTCCCTAAAACTGAAGCAGTCTCTATCAACCCCTCACTATTTACCCTCGTTCCGCTTGATGAACGAGCAAAGGTGAAATCGCCATCTGCAACAATAACTTCTTTGACTGAGACATTATCTAAAGTTCCGACCCATCCTAAATTGAAAGCGTTAAATTCAAATTTTGTTGGATTTGTTATTGTTAATTCTTTTCTTCCGCTTGTTGTATATGTTTGAGAATTACTACCGCCGCCGTCAAATTTGCAGTTACCGCTTGTAATAGTTAAATCAAAAATTAGTTTGTAAGTGCCAGTTAAAGAAAAAGTACTAATCTTAATACCATTTTGGTAGGCAGTCATTGAGGCATTATACTTATCTGTCACAGTACCATTTGTAACAGTCCAACCAGTTGAGCCATTACTAAAATCACCATTACTTATTTGCTCACTCCCATAGCTTGGGTTAGGTTTTACCGAGTATAGCTTTCCGTTTTTATACCCACTTGGTATCTGTATTAAACTTGCTTTGTCTAATATGCTCATTTGATTATGTTTAAATTATTAATTATACAACTTCGGTTTTCAACCACACCTCCATCAGCTAACACTCTTAATTTGTATGCCTCAAAAAGAATCCGACCAATTGAGTCGAATGTCTTTATCTGCACTATATTGAACGCCAAATCCAATCATTTATAGTTTGATCAATAACACAGACCCACTTGCAACATTCACAGTCTTGAATGGTCGTTCACTCGCTGGAGCAATTACCATCCCTTTGGTCAATGTCTTTCCAGTCAATCCCCATTCCGAAAGAATGTCATTGTCTAAAACATCAGTTAATGCAGTGAAAACCACATCATCATTGACTACTAAAAATCTATAATTTGTCGCAATTGTACCAGTTACAACCGCACCATTGTCTGCATATTTTCCGCCTTTTAAAGCAACTAATTCTTCTATTGTCATTTTTTAAATACTTTCTCTAACACTATATTCCATGATTACCCTCGCACATTGCGAAGTTGAATCAAATAAAATCTCTTGATTGGATAAATAAATTTGCTGAATTGTTTTGCCACCGCTTACACCTTTAAATCTATTTAAAATCAAATCAATTTGGTCAGCAATATTTGCAGCTTCAGCAAAACCACCATTCCCATCTTTGACTTTACTTGCAAAAATATTAATTTCAACATCATGATTTATTATCGAGTATCCATCTTTGAAGTTTTCAGGTGTGGATTGTTCAGTAATAATAACACGCGGAAACAAATTTTCTTGTGCAGCAAGTCCATAGTTCAATTGCTCAACGATACTCGTTATTGATGAAACATTAAGCAATTGATAAATAGCACCCCCAATCATTAATGCAAATTTGTACTATTAATCAAATTTATTTGTGTAAACTTTTTTACTTTGTTTAGCAGTTTTTGATGCATTGCATGATCTGCACAATGCTTGAAAATTATTTTCATCCCATTTATCACCACCATCAGACACTGGAGTAATATGGTCAGTGTAGTATGATGATTGATGACAATCTACAACTTCACACACTGGATGTTGCATTTTGTAAGCAAGTGATAATTTTCGCCAACGTGATGTATTGTAAAACTTCAAATCTGCTTGGTCCTTCAACCAGTTCTTTTTTTTCTTTGGTTTATCCTCTTTAAAAGAATAAACTTTGTGTGGCATTCTTGGCATTATTCAGGATGATGTGTGTTCCCTTGTACGGTGTGATATTCACCATTTTGATCTCGCCAATATATATGTCTTCCATAAAACATAAATTCACCATTTTTGAAATAATCACCACCACCACCGTTTTCTGAAGTTGGTGGAAGTGCATTGCCCTTTCATTTGAAATAGGTCTGCACGTACTTTGTTTGATTCCGTTACCTCACCCTTTTTAAATGTTGGAATATCACCTTGACTTATTGGATATGTTGTTTCCTTTTGAACAACTGGAATAAATGTTGCATTTGGAAGAACATCAGCAGTCACAACAAAATAATCTGTTTCATTGTTATTGTTTGAATTTATAACGCTTAAAATATCACCTTCATAAATTCTGTTTCCTTCATATGGTGGAATGTTTATTTGCTGAACAACGTGATTGTCAGGAAAAAATTCTTCAATAAAATCAACCCCCTCAAAAACACCGCCATCTTCAATAACTCTGTTTTTTTGGAATACTGCATATGTATCTGATGAATTTAACATTGGTGTAAGTTCTTCAATACCTCGATAAATACGATTTGTGTTTTCAGCAACTTCACCATTGTCCGATGATATATCGTTTGGATCAATGATGTCTTTGATTCTGTCCATTGCAATGTCTGTTCTTGCTGCAATAACTTCAAACCATTCACCACTTACTTCATCCATTTTGTAGTCACGTGTGCAACCACTAAACGTATACACTTTGTCATTATAAACAATTGAATTAAATGGATAGTAATCACCAACAATTGTGGTCATTATTTTTTCAACTGGCTTTGTTTGCAATGACATTGCTTCCATTACACGTGCGTAAGATAAAAAAGGGTATGTATCAAAATCACAATCCCACGTTGTTGATTCAACCAAACTAAACGATTGTGCATTGTCATAATTTTCATCAATCTGTATTTTTGCAATGGTTGATGTGCCAATTTCAGAATCAACAATAATCAAAGGATCAAGTTCAACTTCTTTAGTATAGAAACCGCTTGGATTTTCTACTTCCAAAGTCATTGTGTTTTCATCATCACTTAATTCTTGAGGAAATAAAACTTCGATTCTATCAATATAAAACGCATTTGAAAAACCACTTGTACCATTTGCCATTGTTCTAAATTCATCTTTTCCATCATACGTTGTTGTAATTTGAAAAATCATGTCATTAGCTTCAAAGTCTATTGTTGGAGCATCAAAATAAACATAAGTTGAATTACTTGAGTTTTTGACTATTTTAGTCCATTTTCTTAAATTATTTGGAGCATATAAATTATTCTTCCATTCTGCTTCAGTTTGTGGTGCTGGTCCAATTCCAGCAATATATCTTCCACCACTTGCAGTTTTTAATTCAATATCAATATTACATGAAAAGTTTGATGTATGATTCCCATATTGACCAGTTGCAGTTCTTACCCTCATTGCAACCCTTATATGACCAACACCCTCACTTTTTATATTCCCAATGTTTATGCTCCTTGTTTCTATTGATGCTTTTCTACTTGATAATGTAATCCCGTCAATCTCAAGTTTACCCTCAATATGCTGCTTTGCTAAAATTCGTGTTCGATATGCTCCAGCAAAATACCCAAATGTTCCACCAGCTAAAATTCTTAAATTCTCACTTCCTGAATTACCAACTGACTTTTGATGTGTGTATGTGTCATTGGTATATGTACCATCTTTTATATATTCACGATACTTGATTGAACTTGCATCAAAATTCCTTACTTGCTGAATCCAATAAACACCATCTGCATGATATATCCGACAACTAAACAAATCCATTAATCCTTTTAGTGCATCATAATATGATATGTATTGAATTGGATTTTTGTTTGTATCATCAATAAATAAATTGTCAGGTATATATGTGTAGTCCAAAGGTGAATCATCCGTTGATGTGGTTGCTTCAAGTACACGTGATGAATATTCAATTGATTCACGAATGTAAGCATCTGATGCACCCCAAAATTGTTTAAGTCCAAGAATGTCAAGAATATCAAAAATATTATCAATTATTTTATTGACTGACAATGTTGTTTGTGTGTACTCGTATTTTTTAAGTGCATCAAATCCATCAATGGCTTTGAATGTGTATGGTCTTGGTTTGTCAATATTAGACCATTGAACAAGGTCCATTACAATGATACCAGCCCAATCCAATTCCCAATCCGTTGTATATCTATACACCAACAATTTAAGTTTGTTATCTTGTGTTATTTGGTATTGTTCAAAGAACCTATCAAAATAACGATCATTGTTTGCATATGTGACTGATGTGCTTGATGACTTTATTGATCCAAGTATTTCATCCCCTTCACCTTTCCATTCAGTTTTTAAGTCAACCAATCTTGGTGAAAATGTTGGTTTGTATTGGTTTGCAACAATATCAGATGAACCGATGTGTGTGTATGTCGCTGAATAACTTTGGTCCGTTGTAATTTGTGTTGTTATTCCATTTGAAAAAATACCAGTTACATTTGCTGATTGTGTTGATGAACTTGTGTACAAAAATAAATCTTGACCAACTTGCAAATAATCTCGCCAATCTTTATTGATGTAAAATGTGTTTCCAGTTCCACCAATTATTTCAACTTTTGGCAAACCATTGTAATCATCACCAAACAATTCAACTTTATATCGTGTGTTATTGTCTGACCTTAACTCACTCCTAAATATTACACCACTCATTTATTATCTTGTAAATCCTTTTTCTCTATTTTGAACAAGTATCAAATCACGCCCTGAAATCTTTGTTTCCAATGCAATTGGTTGTGTATTCATTCCACCCATTCCGCCACCAGCCATTGATGGTGATGGTGCAGTTCCACCGCCACCATCAAGACCTTTTTTACTTAAGTTTGATATTGCTGCACCAGCTGCAACCAATGCAATACCACCAGCAATTGCAAGTGCTGGATTTAATGTTTCAATAGATTTTTTAAATGCTTCAAATGATATACCAAAACCAATCATTGCTGCCCCCATTTGTTGTAAGAACCCACCGACAACATTTAATAACCCTTTTCCAAAATCTTGTGCATCAGCATCTCCACTCATTGCATCACCAATAAAATCACTAAGCATAACTGCACTATTTGCAACTAACGTTTCCAAACCACTTGCAAGTGCTTCACCCATCTTGCCTCCAATGGTTTTCATCTTTTCAGTTTGTAAAAATGCTTCATCATTTTCGTCCAATGGAATTGGATCAACCTTAACTTTTAAAGTTAAAGGTGGCAAATCTTTCATCATTTTTTCCATTGCTTCAGTTGGTGGAGTTACCTCACCCAACTTTTTACTTTGCAATGGATTAAAAGAAGCAATTGTTCCAAATTCTTGTTCAAGTCTTTTAAACTTTTCAATTAATGTTTCAACCTTTGTTGTGGTTGTTGTTAAATCCTTATTTGTTTCTTCAGTTGGATTTACGTTCTCAACCCTTTTTAATATTTGTTCTAATTGTTTTGTGTTATCATATAAATCAACATTTTCATTATTTACTTTTATAAGTTCATCTGAAAGTGTTTTTATCTGTTTTTCTATATTTGCAACACCAGCTAATTCAACTCCTTGAAATTCACCTTGCATTGCTCCTTGTTTACCACGACTTGCTGCAAGTACTTGTTGAAGTGCTTCCTTTTTTTGTAAAATTAACTTTTTTTGTAATTCTTGGCGTTCTTTTATTCTTGCATTTGTTTGCTCAATAATTGCTTTTGATGTTTCAATTGATATTTTTATCTCTTCAACAGATGCTTTTGAACCTTTTTTCTTTAATTGATTAACCTTATCAATTTGAGTTTTTAACTTATCATAAGATTCACCAAGTTCATCTGTTGCATCTTTTACACTTCCAAATATTTCACCACTTTCACTTGCTGCAATATTTAATGCAGCCAATGCTGATGATAATGCAATTGCAACCAATACCGCTGGATGTGCAATCAAGAATGCCATTGCAAGTTTTAATGCACCAAATGCATAAATCAATGGACCAATTGCAGCTGCAGTTGCAGCTAATTGAATGATAATTTGTTGTGTTTCAGGATTAAGTTGTGAAAATCCTTCAGCTAATTTTGCAAGAAAGTTTGTGACCTTTATAATGTGTGGTGCAAGTTTTTCACCAATCGAAATCCCCATTTCACTAACCGCTGACTGAAGCCTAAACATAGAACCTTCAAGTGTGTCATCCATGATTTTAGCCATTGCTTCTGCTGAACCACCAGCATCTTCAAGTTTATCAGTCATTTGAGAAATTGCATCACCACTTTGTGAAAGTGCAAGTGCAACTGTTGCATTTTCTTTGCCAAACATTTGCATTGCAGTTGTTGGTGGATCAATGGATTGATTAATTTTATCCATTGCATCTTTAAATGACATCCCTTCCTTTCTTGTGATTAAGAATATGTTTTTTAAAGAAGTTCCTGATGTTGTTGCTCTAATATTTTTATTAGCTAAAACACCAAGCATTGCAGTTGTTTCTTCAAGTGTAATCCCTAAACTTGATGCAACCGCAGAAACTTTTGGCATAGCATTTTGAAACTTTTCTAAATCAAGTGCAGATGATGAAAATGATTTTGCCATTACATCAGTTACTCTTGTCATTTGGTCTGCTTCCAATGCAAATCCTCTCAAAGTACCCCCAGCAATTGATGCTGATTGTGCCAAATCTTCACCAGTTGCAAGTGCAAGGTTTAATGTTGCCCCAGTTATTTTTTCAATCTCACTTGCACTAAAACCAAGTTTTGAGTAATTCAACATTAATTCTGCAACCTCACTTGCAGAAAAACGTGTTGTCATACCCAATTGTCTTGCAGTGCTTTCAAGGTCTTTAAATGCTGAACCAGTTGCACCACTTATGGCTTTAACCTTTGCCATTGATTGCTCAAACGTTGCAAATGTTTTTGTTGCAACCGCACCAAGTCCAACAATTGGTGCAGTCAATGACATAGACATTGAACGACCAACAGACTTCATTTTTTCGCCTGATGCTTGAAGTTTTCTAATTAAATTTTGTTGAGATGTACTAAATGCTTTTAGATCAAATCCAGCTCTTATGTTAATACTTTTCTTTGCCATTTTAATTGAACCAGTTTGGTTTTAATTTTTTAAGTTGTTCAATTTCTGTTTTTGTGTATGGATTTGATTTTGTTCCTTTTTTACCGCTTTGTTCTTCCCATTCAAATTTCATCAAATCTTGTGGTCGTTTCATTGTTTTTTGCCCTTGTGATTTTAACGTAACATATGAAATCAATCTTGCAGTTTCCCACAATGATCTTGCATTTATATTTTCATTCAAACGATGTCCAACATATGCATCCCATATTTCAACCATTGTATAATTATTTAAACATAAAGGACTTTGTTTCAATGCACCCAAAACAAAACCCCTTATGAAATTATGCAATGGCAATTTTACTTTTTTGCTTCCACATTTAAGTTGTTAAATGCTGCCATGTCTTGTGACATAGCTTCAGTGAATACATTGATTAAACCCATGTCATCATCAATTGCATCAATAATAAAGTCCTTTGTGACCTTTTCACCTGATGATTTCATTCCAGCATAAGCAATGTCAACAATGGATTCCATTGTCATATTATCACCCATTTTTGAAACGCTTTCACCAGTTTCTTTTTCAAACATTAACAATGCTTTGAAACCGAATTTGAATTTGTACTCTTTGTTTTTAATTTTTATCATGCTACAAATATAAAAAAAGGGAATGAAGTTACCCCCATCCCCCATTTTTCACAATATAACAAAAATCAATTTCTTATACAGTTGCTTTTGTCACTGCACCAGTTCCTTCAAAAGACACTGAAAATGTGGTTGATTCTTCAAGACCATCAGTTCTTTCAAGTGATGTTATAAAGCACGAGCCGCTATATTCGGTTTCGCCTGAAATATCGGTTGTGTAAGTTATTGTTACTGCATTTCTTGCTATAAACGCATCAAATAAATCTTCATACCCATAAGATGCATCCTCATCAAAAAAACCTTCAGCCGAACCGCTAAAGCTTTTCTGTCCTTCTAAACTCGATTTCCATCCTGAACTGTCTTTTGTACTTGTATCCCTTGTTGACATATCAAATGTCAATGAGTTTGATGTTAAGTGTGCTATGGTTGTACCAGCAACTTGTATTTTTGCTAACGTTCCGTTTAATATACCCATTTTTTTATTTCCTAAATTTTATACAATATTACTTATTAGATTTTTTCTTCTTTGTAACTTTTTTAACTTTTGGAGTTTCTTCATTTTCTATTGCCACTTCAATGATGTGTTCAATTTCTTCTTCAAAAGTAAAACCATCAAGGGCTTTTGCTACTTTTAACCCAATTAATTCTTTACCTAATTTGTTAGATACACGCAATTGTGTTCCTTCAGGTAGTGTTCTTGCATGGATTGCATAATCCTTTGTCAATTCTATTCTCATAAATTTAATTTTTTTGCTTTTCTTTTTATATACTTTTCAAGTTTATCACTTGCTTGTGTGTATATTTTATCACTCGTTTCAGAATAAGTTTTCTGAATAAAATTCTTTTTCCCAGTTGGGTTTGCTGAATGTGTTCCAACTCCGTACTCAATCCACCACGCATAAAAACCATCAAACTTCCTTGCACCTTTTCCATATTGTGGACCAACTAAAACATTTGGATATTTTTTTGATGGTGATGTTTTGACCTTAATTGCGTTTTTTAGTTCTTGTGGTGGGTAATCAGTACCCCTTATAGTAATAGTTTCAGTTCGTTGATTTGGTGCATTTTGTTTCATCTTATCAACCACTGGTTGCATTTGCCTTCTTAATATTTTAAGAATCTCACTCCTTTTCATCTTGTCATCAACAAGTGAAGTTATTTGTCGAGATACACTCAGCAATCCCCTCTATTTTTCAAACTTAATCATAGTTTTTTATTTGCACTTATCATCAGACCTTCACGCCCAAGTTCTTGGATGTCAAGAATATCATAGTATTTTGAATTGTATAAAATCCGCATTGATTCATCAATTCCATCAAAGAAACGAATCTTGAATTTGACCTTGCTTGTGGAAGTCACTTGGTCCGCTTCAACTTTTTCATTACCCAAACCACGCTGCACATTTGCAAAGGTTGTGTGATACGTTGACCAACTTGCAGTGTATTCACCAATTGAATTGGTTGAAAACGTTTGTGACTCAATCACAATTTTTCTATCTAAACGACCTATGTTCATATTTCAGTTCGTTGGCTAACCATTGACATTTGGAATTTAGTTCCACGTGATAAGTTATGCATATTGCTTCCAACAATTGTGCTTTGTCTATTTTCAAAGAAATCTGCAACTATCATTCGCAATGCTTGTTTTATCATGTCATCAGTATTTGCCAAAGTTGTTATTTCAATTTCAATTGGAAAATCACGATCATACAAGTTTGGCAAATTGTCCTTCATTTCTACATATGAATAAAGTCCATTTGTTGCAATGTATTTTGATGAATCTAACAATGTACGTGTGTTATTAGAATCATAATAGTAAATTGAAAAGGTATCCAAAGGATTGACATCAATTCTGAAATCATCCCATTCAATCATGTACCCAGTCACACCGCCCTTGATAAGCAAACCAGCTTCATTCCATAACATCAAATGTGCAGATGCTATGTAATCGTTTATCAAATCATCAAATGATGAATCCAATATGTTTAAATGTCTTTTAGCCTCAACCAAAGTCAAAGCCCCAATTTGCCTCTGGTGTATAGCTTGTTATTTTTTTGTTTCTTATCATTTGCTTTTAAAAAAAAAGAGGATGGGCAAAACCCACCCTCTTTACATATTTAACTAATTACTATTTATGAATTATCCGAAAGTTCCAACACTGATTGCAGCATCTTGAACTAATTTCATATCGAAATATGAGTTAAGGATTAATCTATTAGTTCCGCTGATTGCTTGTGTGTATGGATCAACCAAGATCTCAACTCCACCAAATTGTGCAATCATAACTTTTGAAAAGTCACCATAATAAACCGCTGGATTTGTTATGTCAGCAATTTGGTTTGAAAACTTCGCTTGAACTCCCATTATTGCCTCATCAATGATTAATGGATTTACACCACTAACTTGTGCAGCTGTGTAAACTTCATTGAATAAATCATTTGAGATTGCAAATCCTAAATTACCTCTGTTGTGGTTATTAGATTGAACTTCCTCAACTAATGCCATCATCAAGTTTGTGATGTTTGCATTTGTCACTGGAGTTTTTCCGTTACCTAAATAATCATATGCACCATTTGCAGAATCATCAGTAAAAACTGCATATTCGATTTTGGACCCAAGAGATTGAGCAATTGAGTTTCTCAATGCAGATTCAAGTGATTCGTTATGCTGCATACTGGCTTGCTTGCTATAATCAACATATGATGCAACTCTTCGT